ATCGCCTGCAGACCCCACTAAACAGGGGGCGAGATCATCCCGGAAACCGGGGGCGCAATCATCTCGGAACAAAGGGGCGGCTTCATCGGAATCGGCACGTAGCCGTGACGGCAACGACCGTGAGAGAACCTTGCGCCCCTTCGGGGGTATTAACGGTTGCCGCATTGACACTGTAAAACCCGCTTTCTGTTGCGGTATTTGCGTCAGAGATAGCCGTTTGCACCGCCCTGAGACGAGCGGGAAACGCACCATTCAGTATCTCCGATGCACCAGGGTAAGCGGGGTTTGTGATGTTCCACCAAGGGTTAGGCCACGTTCCCGCAGAAGCTTCCGCCGAAAACCGTAGAAACTTCTTCGGGGAGGTTGCATCAGCTATATAGATTTCCTGAAACACCATCCCGAAACGGCGATAAACGTTCAGAACAGCTGTATACCCTGTAGCCGCCGCCACGGATGGTCCGTTTGTCCAGTTGCCTGTGATCGTATACGTACCGGGGATGATGATCGTGTTGAAATCACCGTCCGAAAGTCCGACCCCAGCGGCGGACGGGACAGGCGAGGCGCCGCCACCATTTACGGGGCCCAGTTTGCCCAGGAGCGACAGCATCGAGTCTGCCGCAAGCAGGTCTCGGCCCTTCGCCTTGATGTCGGTCAGGGTCGCCCCAGCTGCCCCGGTGAAATACGCGAGCTTGTCAGCTGCCGGCGTAAGCCCGGCCAGCGCCGTGAGCGCCGCATTGTCGAGCCGCTGGATATAGGTCGAGAGCGCCTGAGCGTTGACGGTCTGCTGCTGCAGATAGGCAGTGTCGCGGACAATCCAGTAGCCCTGCCCGGCCGCCGTGGTGCCGCGCCACGGCTTCGCCAGCGTGAGCTGCGTATTGCTATCGACGGAAAGGATCGGGACCGGGTTACCGTTGCTGCTGTCGAGGCCGAAGAGCCCGCCGGCAACCAGTGCCGTGGCCCAAGCGGTCCCGGAGCCGGTGACAACGGCGCTGCCGGCGGTCACGGAAACCGTGCCCGTTACATAGGGTATCGTCATGTCAGGATTTCCTAAGCTGGAATGCCGAGAATGTAGTAGCGGATGCCAAGCACGTCGTCCGCGCCTTCCGTGCGCCACGTGCCCGGATCATCATCATCGTTGTAATAGTCGCCTGGCCGTCCGCGATTAGTGACAAACGTTGCGCTTGTCTGGGTCAGGCGACAGTGGGAGCTGTCCCCGCACTCGAAATTGCTGCTTGTCGAGTACATCAATTGGCGAACGGACGGCAATTTGATCGACGCCTGCCAGCTGCCGAAATTCTGATCCGAACCGGGCCCGTGTTTGGTCATGTACTTGACCATGGGGAACATTCCGGTTGCATCAAAGGTAACAACGGTTTCGACTGGACTCCCTGCCGAAACAGGAAAATACCCCTCTTTGATGATTTGCACACACGGCCAACGACTGTCGATCACGATGTCTGCCCAGGACGGCGGGTTAGCGGAACCGGGGCGCAGGAATTGAACCACATCAACGCCGCCCTCAGTGAACTGCCTGAATACCTTATTGCTACCGCTCGTCGGGCTGTCCCCTGCGTCCAGGTACAGCATGAACCGAGCGCGCATAGCGGAGGCCGCGTTGAAGTAAATACGCGTGCCGCTAAACCAGTACTCCGCTCCCGCGCCGTCTTCCATGTCTGGAGTCCACGGATAATAGATTGTGGAACCCGTGTAGAAATGAACATCAAGCGCGATGTTTGTCGGCAACGTTATGCCGGTATCGTAGAACGACTCTCCCGCGGGGAGTGCAATATCCGCAGCAGCGATGACCTTGACGGGCACACGTCGACTGTCGAATGAGATTTGCCATTCGGTCGCAGTTTCCGCGTTGTACCCCGGCTTGGCGATAATCATCTTATCCGAACGAATGATGATGTTCTTGCTGCCGTTTGGCGCGAGCACGGGAGCTTCTAGTGACGGGTCCTCATTGCCGGGGAGGTTCCACACGATCAACCGTTTGTCGCTGGATTGAAAGCGGTTGTAGGCGTCGTTTGTGTCGGAGTTGTTGATTCTCGTAACTGTTCCATACGGGAAGGAACCCCAATTGCTGACAAGCCCCTCATAATCCTTGAACCAAGGGGCTTGACGCCAATTCCCCATGAATAGATAGCCGCCCTGATCGTTATAATATTTTCCGCTATATCGGCGCTGTATCTTCATCTGATTAAAGCGACCAGAACTATTGCGGGTGGCTTTCACGTCGAAAAGCGGCATATTGTACTTCAAATCAGGGAAGGCGCTGTTTTTAAACAACCATATCGCTTCGTTAAATCCGCCCGCGTCACCGTAAGCAACAAGCTTTTGGTAGTTGGAAGAGTTAGACCCGGCGGGAAAGTATTGGGTGCCGCTTCCGCCGGGAATAGTGTTCACACGCTCAATGTGGGCAATCGAAGCGTTCAGCGCATACTTTGAGTTGTAGAGGAACTTCGAACGCTGACTGTCTGGCGTCGTGCGCGGATTGTCAGCGTCGCTCTTCATGATTTTGACGCAGCCGGCGCCGGTACTGTCGACGCCAATCATCGTGCGGACCATTAGCTAAAAACCTCGATCGTGCCGTTGTTGAGGTCGATTTTCATTTTGCCGTTCAGTGACTGAAGGAGACCGGCGTTGACCGTCCCGATGTTGGCAATCGCCAGCTTCAGCTCCCCGTTTTCGAAGGCGAACGGCAAGTGACCGCTGTTGCCCGAGAACACGAGAAACTGGTCTACCTGGATGGCCATGCGCGATTTCTGGATTCCGCCTTGGGTGTAGAGTTCGATGTAGAAGCCAGACACTTTGAAGCTCTGATTGGTGCCGGCCCGCAGCATGACGGAAAAGCGAGCGTCGACGCCGGACGGCGCTGCCACAGCCTCGAACTTCACCAGGCCTTGCGCAAAGCGGCCGTTGAAATCGGCACTCACCCCATTGATGCTGGTTGCGTTCGCGCTGTCGCCATCGGCGCGAGCCGTTTCCTCCTGGATCAGCCGGGCAAGATTGACACCGACCTCCGCATCGAGGCTGGTGATATGGGTAGAGAGTGCGCTGTCGGCATTAGCGCGCGCGGTAGCCTCCGTCTGGATGGCCGCCGCGTTATTACCGGTTTCCGCCGTGAGCTGCGTGATCTGGCTGCTCAGCGCGGAATCTGCGGTCGCACGCACAGTCTCCTCAGTGATCAGGCGCGCATTTGTGGTGCCGAGGCTCGCCTGCAGGTACGTGAGCAACTGCGCCATTGCCTCGTTCTCCGAAACGCGAACCCGGCGCTCCTCGGTGATCTGCGCCAGCGCGTCACCGATGGTGGCAACGATCTGCTGGCGCTCGATCTGGCCGACTGCGCCTTCAAGCGAGAACGCATCCAGCAGCTCGACGAGACGCGGACGAAAGAACTCGTCCATCTCCTGTTGCAGTTCCTTGAACCGGTTAAGCGCATCGTCCTGCAGCTGCTGCAGGCCGGTGAGCAGCGTCTGCAATCCGGTCGGCTGCGCCGTCGTCATCCAGGGCGTGAAGGTGCGCAACCGGTCGGGCACGGTCGTAATGGTCGCCCGGGCATTATAGACCTTGCCTGAGACGACGTTCTTCGTGGTGCGGAAGCTGCCGTCCTCGGGCGAGGTGCACTGATCCTCGAAGATCTCGGTCGTGCCCTCAATCTGATAGACGAAGCGCACCGCGGTGATTGTCGGATCGTCCGGCGGGGTCCAGGTGAAGAGGAGCGCCGGCGTGTCATAGCCCTGCGCGCCGTTGATCATGCCGACGGCAACATTGAAGTTCTGCACCGTCGAGAGCAGCGACGGATTGATCGGCGGCGTCGGCGGCACGACGATCGGGCCGGGCTCGATGCCGTCGTCGTCATAGATCGCCGCACTGGTCTCCGAGAGCACCAGGGTGATGCGCAGCCGGTCATCGGCCCGCCATTCGCTGATCAACCAGCTCTTGCCGCGCCAGGTGATCCACTCGCCTTCCTGCACCGCCAGGCCGAAGCGACGGCTCACCGGAACCGTGGCCTTGCCGCCCACGCGGTTCTGCCGATAGCGGATATTGAGCAGGTATTGCGCAATGTCCGGGTCGGTCACCTGCAGGAAATCGATGCTCGTCTGCCGGTTACGGCCGTCGGCGGCTATGTCCGCATTCACATAGACCGGCTTCAGGCTCTCGGGGTTCCACATCGACTCGATCGAGGTGAACTGGCCGGAAAGGTGATTGAAGCGCTCGAAAGCCGACGGCCGGAACTGCACGTCCTTGGCGCGATCAATGGGTATATCGCCCGCGGTCAGATCCTTGACCGGGATCTGCGGTGCGCCGGGGATGACGCCGGAAAGGCCGCGGCGGTTGAGCCCATAGCCGGCCATGGCATCGTCGAACTGCTTCAGCACCTCGGTGTGATCGTCGTCGCCGCTGACGAAGAGCGAGCACTCATAGGTCTTCTTGCCATTCGCCCGCAGCGTGTCGCAGACGTTCATCGCCACGAAATAGGTGGCGAGATCGATCTGCCCGAGGCTCTTCCCCTCGCCGATCAGCGTGCGGCCGGAGACCAGCGCGCGAAGGCCCAGCTGATAGTTGAGGCGGTGAACGGCCGGGTTCTTCGTGTGCGCCCAGGTCGACGGTGTATTGAGCCGCTGCGTCCCGGAGCCACCTGCAACCGTCGAGTCCTTGCGCGGATCATATTCGCGCAAGCCCCGCAGTACGAGTTCAAGTTCCGGCCGCCCCTTCGAGCCGAAGAGCTTGTCGCTATAGATCCGCTCGACGACGACGTAGCAGATGCCGGCATTGATGCTCGTGCTCTTCCACTTGTTGCCAAGGGCCGCCGAGACGTCGACCAGCTTCTGATCGACCAGTTGGCCTGGCCTGCCATCGTAAAAGCGGATCGTCAGGACCGGGTCGCCAGAGCCGTTGACGAAGCCCTCAATATGATAGTTCGCAACCTCGTTGCCGATGACCGGGCGGGATACCAGCGCTTTCTTCTCGCCGTAAATGTAGACGTAAGGCTCCAGCCCGTCGCACCAGCCATTCGCGAGCACGAAGACCTCGGCATTCCATTTATTGCCGCTCCCCCACTTGGCATAGAAAGTCCGCTGCCCCTTTGTCTTGCCGACGCCGTAGAGCGTGCCGACCGGCACATCCCCGCCGAACTGGATCTCGCCCTGAACGGCCGTGTATTTCCGCTTCTGCTGCTTCTGCTGGCTGAGTTTGCCGATCGCCAGCTTGGCACCGAAGGCAAGAGCGCCGCCAATGAGGCTGGCAGCGAGCGCAGAGCCGCCGAACAGCGCACCGGCGATCGCGGTCGCGATTGAAGTGAAGATTGCCATACTGGATTATCCGAGGTGGAAGGCTGCAATTACGTCGGCGAGGCCGTGATCGCTCCGGCCGCGTTCGGTCTTGGTCACAAAACGGGCGCCGAGGCAGACGCCAACATGCTCGGCGCCGTCGGAAAGGCGCAGGATGACGAGATCGCCGAGGCGCGCTTCCGCCCCGCCCTTCGGTTCCTGGCCGAGCTCGGCCGCGAAGAAACTCACCAGCGACATGTGCCCGCGCCGGCGCAGCGCCCGCTGCGCGCCGGCGAGCGTCCGATAGGCGCCGCGATACTTCTCGGCCACGGCCGAACCCGTCAGTGCATCGACGAAGGCGCAGCCGAGCGTGAAGCAATCGGCCGAGCCATAGGCATAGGGTTTCGCAAGCTCACGCGTGAGCGTGGCTTCGACGATGCGGAAGCGGTTCATGGAATGTCTCCGAGGTGCGGGATGGACTGCACAAGCCGGACCCGCTTGGTTCCCCAAGCGTTCCCCCGCCGTTCTATACTCTATAAGCTAGATCGAGATCAGCGCGACACTTGTCCCCACTCCTCGGGGATGGTCGCATTCGTCGCCACGTGCTCCAGGCCCGTGTCGGCCGGATTATTGTCGAACTGCTGCTCGGCCTGCGAGCGCTTGACCCCGGTAGAGCCCCGCGCCGATCGTCCGGGCGGCTGCAGGTCAATCATCATCGTCAGCGTCCGCTCGTAGCCCGAGACCGCGCCTTCGTTGTAGCGAACCTGGTCGATCTCGTAGATCGATGAGGCGAGAATCCCGAGGACCGCGTCCGTTTCGGGATCTCCCGCCAGATGGGAGATGATCACCGGAGCATTTTGATAGTTATATTGCTCAATCTGAGAGACTGCGTCCTCGGGGTTGCTGACTGGGATGTTTGAGAAGACGATAGTCCGCGTCGTCACGGCGACGCCCACTGCGCTCACCAGTTCGCCCGGCTCGAGAAAGCGGTTCGGAAGATAGGTCAGACCGTTATAGGTGTAGGGCCTCCCACCACGATGGTAGCCGACGGTCTTGCCGGGTAAATCGAAGCGGATGAGGTCGAGCCGTGCAAGGCGGCCGGTCTCGAGCGCACTCTCGACAGCAGGATCCAGCACACTCATGAGAAAAACATCTCCGTAGCGGAAAAGGAGGCTTCGCGACCCGCCCACGATTTCGGTGCCGCCACACTGCCCGGATCAATACTCATGACACACGACGGCTTCTCGAGATGGACTGTCGCCGACGTAGTGAAATGCTGGGTGTCCAAACCAAACATGATCGAGAGCGTAACCACGCCGCTAGCGTTCGCCGTGGCGTTCTCGACGATCCGATGAAGGGATCGGATCAACACCGACTTCCGCAACTCGACATAGTCTCCGGATGATAGCTTGAAACCAGCCGGCAGACCTGAGACGACGATGGTTCTGCTGTTAGTAATGGACTGCAGAACCGCGCCGCCATTGAATGCCCCTCCCCCTGCTTTCGTGCCGGAGAGAGGTTTCCCGTTGTTGTGCGCGATTGGGCGTGGCCGGAACAGGTCGTATCCGAGAAATGGTGCACCTCGCGAACTCGACTTCATGACGAAGGCATCAAACAGTCCGTAAAAGGCTGGCGTCATCCAGTTCGTGGTGTATTGCGCCTTCCAGAAAGGCGTGCCGGCGGCCTGCTCTTCGGAACGCCGGCCCTCCATCATCGAAACGTCCGTCGGATTGATGGGATCAAACTGGCAGTCTCGCCAAGGCAGCGTCGGCAACAGAATCGGATCAGGCATGTTGGTTGCAATCCAGGGTAATCGCCGCAATATGCAGCGGTAGGGAATTAGGGAGCGGAATCAGTGCCCACAATCGATTTCAGCGGGACAACCCAGCAGGTTCTTCAGCTCTTGGCCGATGAACACAGTAAGCTGGTCAAGCAAGTATCGGACCTGGAATTCAGGGCGAATGCCCATCGCTTTATGTTTATGTTTGTTGCAAGCGCTTTATCGAACATCGATGAATCTCAGTACGAGGCGCTGATGGCCATGACAGAGAACGCCCGTAAATCGAACATCAACTCAGCGGAGAAATTCGCGAGTGATCCGAAATTGACACCCGAGCAGCGGTCCGGTGCACGACGTGCCTTCGAGGTAATGGCGCAGGAAATGGAGGAATTCCTCACATCAATGAGGAAGGCTAAGAGCGGCGAAAGTATCTTCACCGTGATCCAAGGCGGGAAATCCATCGAAGATTAGCGGTCTTCGCCGTTTTGGTAGATGTTTGCCTTCGCCGCGTCATACTGTTTTATGGTCTCGACGGAGACGCCTCGGCTCTCCGACCGAATGACGGGCCTGAACATCGGCCCCTCCTCAGCAATCACCCGAAGGATGATCGCGCGCGGCCCATTCTGGTTTAGCTGACCGCCCGATGGCGCCACGTTGCCATTAGCCGGTCGTTGAAGGCGATGGTTCGGAATGACCTCCTCGCCACCCTTGAAACGGACGAGCTCCGGCCCCTTTTCACCAACCCATGCGACGCCAGGACGAGCGGAGCTCGTTCCGTTTGCATACCCACGCAGCCCAGCCCATGGGTCCACCTTTGAGCCACCGCCGAAGAGCCAACCGAGCAGCCCTCCTCCACCAGCTCCAGCGCCGGCGCCGCTGACCTGAAACACCGCATCGAGAACGTCATTCAGCAGCTTGTCGGAGATGCGGTCGAGCACCCCCATGGCAGCGTCGCCGAAAGACTCCCACACAGACTTGTTGTTCTCGATCCCGGAGAAGAAGTCATCGAAGAAGCCTCCGGTCACGTCTCGGGCAAAATCGAGCGCGATACCCATCTGGCGGGTCTCTTCCTCGATCGAGGCCATGACCTGCGCAAGTGACGATAGCTCGCTCTTCTGCGCATCAGTGAGCGAGAGACCACGCTGCTGGGCTTCATTCAGGAGCTGCGTCTCGTAGCGGAGCGCGGCTGCCGCCTGCTCCGTGAGCCCGATAGCATCACGCTCCGCCTCAAGCGCCGCGATCTGGCGTTCGGCGCCGGCGATGATGTCGGAATACTTCTCCTGCTCGCTCTTGCCGCCGGTGCGCTCCTTCGATTTCTCGTCGACTTCGGTCAGACTTGCGGCAAGCTCTTTGAGTTTGCCGGTCGCCGCCAAAGCACCTCTGGCAATGGCACCGCCGAAGTCTCCGAGATAATCGGCGCTGAGATCGGATGCTATCTGCCCGTTACGCTTGTCTGCCGCTTTCGCGAGCTCCTCGGCGTACTTGTTTGCGAACTGGAAGTCCTTGTCCAGACCGAGGTCTCCAATCGTTCCGAGTTGCATCCCTTCCGGTAGCCACTGATTCGCTTTCGAAGCGAAACTGTCGATGAGACCGGCGCCACGCTGAACCATATCGGTCATGGCTTTGATAACTGCGTTAGCGGCCCCGATTGCAGCTGCTCCGATTACATTGGGAAATTGATCCCAAAGGAACTTGATGTCGTGATAGGCGGCTACAAACGAACCGATTACAAAGTTGGCGCCTGTTTTGGCATCGGCAACGAGGTCGCGCCCAAAGATCTGCTGCATCTCCTCGCGAAAAATGATTGCAGCCGCGAGAACTGTACTGAAGCCAGCGATAACCCAGCCAACGGGCCCCACCGCAGCCAACCAAGCTGCCGTGAAGCTGGCCGCAACCGTCCCAGCCGCGACTACGAGGCGCGACAAAACCGCGATAACATTCACGATGCCAACGACGATAGACGGGGCGTAGATCAGCGCCAGGCCTGCGGCTGCGGCGACAGCGTAGGGTGCCACGGTTTCGAGAACATCCGCCAAGGCCATCAGCGCCGATTGCGCCAGCTTTGCCCAATCAACCATCTGCAGGCCAGCGGCCGCCAGCGCGATTATGCCGATCGTCAGGAGGCTAACGGGAGAGAGCACTGACAAGAAGGCTGCCCCCAAGCCCTGCACTGGTCTCTCCATAGAAGAAAGGACGGCGGCCAGTTGCGTGCCCTGCTGAAGAGCAATCTGCAGCGGGCCCATGCCCATCTGCGCACTGACAGCAATGTCTTGGAACTGAGCGGCTATGTTTCCAAGATTCCCGCGGGATGATGCGCGGTTCTGATTGGCCGCCCGGTTCATCATCTCGATCTGCTTCGACGCTGACGCCGCAGCGGCACCTTCTGTTGCATAAGCCTTGGCGGCGGCCGCCGCGGCTCCGGTCGCACCGCGATTAGCGCCCGACAGCCCATTTGCGGCTGCTTCCGCGCGCGCGGCCGCTCCCGTCAGCTGATTGAGAGCGTCGGTGCCCTTCTGAACGGAGCCACTTTCAACGTGGAGCCCGAGCGTGGCTACATCTGCCATGGCTTTTCCTTTTCAAAGAACGTGCGCTATCGTCCTGTCGATTCAACCGGAGGACGACGATGCGCAAGATATTGGTTGCTTTGGGATTGGTGTTGTGTGCCGCCCCGGCCAACGCTGACGCCAATACCCGTGCGGCTGCTCAGAAGGCAGCCAAACAGATGATGGAAGATGCGTTCATTTACCTTGGCGCGGCATATCTTTGCCAAGACGCGTTGGGGACTTCGCACTATTATGCTGCGCGATCCGCTGTCGAACAGACCGCCATCCTTGGAGGTAAATCGCAGACCGACGCCGTTATCATTGCTGACGATTTCGACAAAAGAATACGGCGAGATCATCAAAAGAAAGCACCGGCGGAGAACGATCAGAAGTGCTTAGACGGCATCCTCGTGACACAGACCGCACTTCGTGTGTCTCAGGCCCGTTTTAAACAGGCTCGCGACGCCGACAAATGAAGGCGTTCCGGACGGCACCAAGGAAGAGTTCAAGTAGCTGACTCGACTCTACGTTGCGACTCGTGATTTGTTACTGGGAAAGGGAGACAAACATGAGCGATCCTAAGAACCCATCCCCGCCGCCGCCGCGCGAACCACCGCCACCTCCGCCGCCGGATAGAATGGTTATAAAAGACGGCTCAAAGCCTCCCAAGCGGTAGAAGCAAAACCGCTTAATCCGATCAATATTACAATTGCGCCCAATGCAACCGAACCAACCCCGAGCCTTTTGGCCATGCGTAGACAATTGGACGACCGGCGGTTGACCTCGATATTGGTATCTTGGGCAAATAGCGCCTGAGTCAGATACGCGTCGAGTGCGACATCCTCGGATATGTCGTCTCGACGCGCCCACTGCCAAAATTCGGCCCCTTTCCCAGGCATGCCCACCTTGGCTGTTTTGATTGCGACTATGCAATACCAGCAAGCGAGTGCAAGGCCTGATGCGGATAGTCCAACACCGACATTGATCCAAATGTCCACCGCCCAATTCGCCTTAATCGCCCCCGCGACAGCGGCTGATATCAAAGCTGCTGCCAAAGTCACATAAACGCGAAACAGCGCCACAGCCTGACGATCAGTCGCCAATAACATTGTGAGTAGCGCCACGTCCCGACTTCGAACATCATCGAGAATGATCTTTGGGTCGAATTTTGCCATATAGCCTCCATGCGAAATCATCCATGTGCCTTAGCACCTGGATAGTTGTAGGTCATCGTTGTCGCTGGCTATCGTATAGAGCACTCATCGCGCGCCCTGATCGCCTCGCTCTCCTTCTCGATCTCGACGCAGAACCGCGCGTCCATTGCCCTAAGGATCGCAAGCTCCTCGCGCCGGACGATATTGCCAGTCAGCTGGCACCAAACCGAGAGTTCGATGTTCGAGATCGGTACTGGCCCGGAGAACCCAGGCGGCTGCGCCTGCCGGAGCTCCCAAAACCAATCCCAGAGGAAGGCACCGTTATCCGGCACCTCCGCTTCCGGGCTTTCGACCTCAAAGCTGTCGTTGCGCTCGCGCCTGGTCTCACCGTCCTTGTCTCGGACGCTGTCGTAGCGCGCGACAATCGCTACGGCTTCGCAGAGCCTTTCGCCAAGCTCTTCGTAAAATTTGCGCGGTCCTCCGAGGCCGTGGCGACCTGGTCATAGATCCAGCCGGCCTCTTCGAGAACCTCGCGCGCCTTTTCGAAGGTGCATTCGGGCTTTTCGCCTTTCCAGTTGTGATCGCCCCAGTCCCAGGACGCGACGGAGGCTGCCGCCTTGTCGAGATATTCGGCCTCGACCTTGCTGGCGGTGAGCTTCTTTTTCCGGCTGGCCAGGAACTTGTCGCTGTGCTGTCGAACGACGCGCTTTACTGCATCGCTCTCCGCGGATCGGATCATGAATCGAATACCTACGAGCTCATCGGTATCCGGGCCGGTGAGGTTGAGCTCGAAGAGGTCTTCGGAATTGACGAGTTTGGAGATGTCCATGATTCACCTTCAGATTACGGGATAACGGTTGGATTGACGCGGATCGGCAGCTGGTTGAGGCCGATCGTGAAGCGCTCGAGCTCGAAGTCGTCGGAGCCGCCACCCGGATAAAGCGGGCCAGACACGACGCCGCGGCTATAGAAGATTGTGTTCGTGAACCCCTCCCCGCCATCGTTGCGCTCGACTTTGATTGCCATGTTGTCGAGGTTCAGAGGATTGCCGAAGGTTCGCAGGATGACCTGGCCTGCATCGTCATGCACCGAGGCGACCTCAATCTGTGGATCACCGGCATTCGCCGTGCCCTTTTGTTTCTGGGTCACCGGCTCATCTAGCGTGTTGTAGCTATTCATCGTCGACTCGGCTCCGAAATCACCGATATTGCCGACTTTGCCAACCTGCACCCAGGTTAGCGCCGCATAGGCGGACTCGATTAGATCGGTATTCTGGGCAGTGGCGCAAACATAAACCTTGCTGCCCTTCTTGGTTGCCTTGTTTGCCATGTCAGTTCTCCGGTTCGAAGGCGATGTACGGAATGGTGACGGGGATTTGTACCCGTTCACCCTCTTGGAGCGGGCCTGCCGCCCACGGCTCGCTGCTGATCGTGATCTTCACGCCAGAGGCGAATAGGGATTGGTCCTTGAAATGATCGATCACTTGGTCAGCGACATCGAGAGCGCCGATGATCCCTTGCCCGACCGGCCAAACGACTGAGACCTGAAGTAGTCCGCGCTTCTGTTGCGGATCGTTGCCCATGGTGATCTGACGTGTCTGGTTGGGCAGGAAGGTCAATCGAAGGTATTTCGGCGGTAGCGGCTGCCCTGCCGCCGGAAACACGACGTTCGGCGCGGCAACCGGCAATACACCGGGCATTGCTAAGAGGCGGTCTGTCACGGCCTTGAAGATGATTGCGTCGGTGCCTGCCGCCATATATCCGTTACCTATGTCTGAGAAGCCGCCTCTCACTGACGATCAGGTCTATGAGCGCATCCATGCGGCGCTGCTCGCGTTGGGGCGCGAGACGGCGGCCACGGTTCGGGGCGAAACTAGTTTAAGAGCAGCACGGAAGGCTCTGACATTGCTGCAGCTTGGCCTTCTGTCGGCGATCGAGGAAAGCAGCGACAGGAACCGAGCCGTCAAAGCCCCAGACGAGCCTTCAGGTCCGAGGCCTTCCGATCCACAATAAGCGGCCAATTCTGAGCCGCGAGCCTGACGAAGCCGTCAGCCGGCTGACCGTTAGCCCCGTACTCCCGGTGACCAGCATACGAAGCGGTGTACCCGAAATAGAGCGTATCTCCGATGTCCGCTCCAGCGATGACTGCCTCGATCTGCCCGAAGTCAGCAGCATAGGTTCCGCCCGCCACGGGATTGGCTGAGGCATTGATTGCTGGCATCGAAGTAGAGGACGCAAGCAGTGACGCTCTCAAAAATCCTGTGTCTACGCGCATACGGCCGCCTTGCCCGATTGGCTTCTGCATTTCTTCGACGACCTCGTGTGTCGCCTCCTTGAAGATGGCTTCGACTGCACCCTCGACCTTGTCGGCCCATTGCGCCACGGCAGCGCTGAAAGAGAGCGCTGCCATCAGACGACCTCAGCACGATACCGGCGAACGACCGCGCCAATGTGATCCACGCGATACTCTAATCGGCATCTGCAGCCGGAAATCTCCGATATTGGCGCGCGCGGGTCGCCCGGGAACCGGAGAAGCGCACCAGATGGGCTCTGAAATACCTCATCCATGCCGACGGCCTTGCCGTTGAGGACACGATGGGTGTGCCGCACACGGCTGTCGCCGGCGGAACGCCATACCTTCGTGACGTCTTGCGCCCGGACCTTGCCGGCCTCGATCTGCTGCCGCATCGCCTCGTCGCGGGCGGAGCTGAGCGCAATCATGGTCTCGGTCCGCGCCAGCATTTCGCCGCGGAGAAGCAGGTTCTTATCGCGCAGCCGGCCGATGATCTTGGCCAGCGCCTCGCCGGTCACCGGCTTCCCTGCTCTGATGGCTGCCATAACGGTTCGGTCGAAACGCTTGTCGCGCGTCTTGAGCTCGAAATACCGGTTCATCAGGTCCGGGTCGCCGGAATCAAGATGCAGGCGCGCCCGCTCGATAAACTCGATCTGGTACCGGGTCAGACCGATCACGCCGCCCTCTCGGCGGCCGGTGACGCGGCTCTGCCGGCCGACGACGTCGAGGGCCGTCGATCTCGGGTTGGCGCCTCTGGCAAGCCCCTGCTCCAACGCCTGGCGGATGCCCTGTCGCTGATCATCGGTGATGTGCGTGACCATCGTCGACGACAGGTCGCGCAGTATCGCCTCGGCAACAGGATTGCGGACGCCGAAGCGCCAGATCACGCGATTGCCTTGCGGGTCCATGACCTTCGGTAGCTCAGCGACTGCGTTGGTGCCACCAGCGTTGAAAGCGACCTGCAGGGCAATTTCGAGCGCGGAGAACACCTCCGGCTCGATCTGCATGGCATCGACCGCGCCGCTGACGTCGCCGCGCTCCAGCCGCTCGACCACGACGCGGAGGACGATGCCCGACTTGATCTCCTCGATAGCCTGCCGGAATGCGGCGGCGAGCGCCGGCTCGTATTTGGTGAGGAGTTCATCAAACGTCATAGGTTATCCAATCTTCTTGCCAGGGAACCGAAGTACCCTGCAGGCGTTGCCGCTCCTCATTGAAGGAGAACCGAAGCCATGGGCGAAGTCACAGCAATTCCGCGTCTCGACCTCAACCGTTATCTGGGGCGCTGGTATGAGATCGTCCGCCTGCCGCTCAAATATGAAGAAGATGCCGCGACGGACATCACGGCAGACTATTCCCTTGATAACGACGGAAAGATTCGCGTCGACAACCGCTGTTTCGATAACAACAACCAGCCCAAGCAAGCGCTTGGCCAAGCAGAGCCAGTCGATGCGACGAACGCGAAGCTGAAAGTCAACTTTCTTCCGGCTGCACTTCGCTGGATACCCTTCACTGACGGCGATTATTGGGTGCTCAAAATCGATCCTGAGTACCGGGTCGCACTGGTCGGCACGCCTGATCGCAAGTTTCTTTGGGTGATCGCGCGCGAGAGTGCCATTTCGGAAAGTACCCTGGAAGACTACCTAGCTGAGGCTCGGCGGCAGGGATTTGACCTGAAGAACCTTATCAGGCCGCGCCACACCGGGCGGGAGGTGAGCGATGCTATGCTCGAGAATCAATGATGCTCATAGGGCAACCCTCTCCTTGGGCCGTGTCGGGGCGGTAGCGTGATATTCGAAGCGCTATCGCGAGGGATCGATCGCCTCCCCAAAGCCCGCCACAAGCTTTGGCCCGTATGCACTGAGCAACTGATCGAAATTCATGTAAGGATTCCGCTGCATGAACCGAAACGCCCTCTATCTCATCATCGCCGTGCTTGCCGTCATTACTGTCGGACTGGGCATCTACGTCTACCGTGAGGAGACGACGCAAGGCGTCGAGATCAAGATTGGCGAGGACGGAGTTTCGGTTCAGGAGAACTAAGCCGCAATCCTTCCTTGGACGATGAAGACGACCGGCGTGGCGCCGTCGTATTTGTTCGGGTCGCCGTTGACGATCGCGTAATTGGCGCCGTTGGCGGTGACGACGTCGCCGACGGTGGGCTCGATCGCCAGCCCGACGGCCGAGATGTAAATCTGCATGTCGCCGGTCTGGATGACCGTTCCGTCGATGTACCGGGCCTCGTAGGCCATCGGAACGAGCCTGGCCGGATAGGACGTCACCACAGGCTCGCCGCCGTAAACAGGATCCGGAGGCGCGATCCGCTTCACAGTAGCGGATTGGCCGTACTTGGCGATGAGGCGCTGCGCGGTCGCCTGCAGGCGCGCATAGATCGGGTTTGCCATCCTCCGCCCTTCCTTTTCGAGAGCTAAGCCTTATTTACGCCTCATTGCCGCAAGGCTCTTTGTTCAAGGATCTGGGGGACATGTCCGCCACAATCAGCATCCTGTTGACCATCCTCTTCGTCGGGGTTGTGCTCTATCTCGTGCAGAAGCTTCCAATTGACCCTACGATGAAGCAGAGGGCTCTATTCGTTATTTTGATCGCCGGAATGGTCTCGTTGCTCGGCTCACTGGGCGTATTCTGATCAAGTGCGCGCGATGCCTGGAGCTACACCACCAAAGCACCCGGCCAGACCGGCACGAGAAACGGCCAGAGCAGCCCTTCGACCGTGGTAACGACAGGCGTGGCGAGTGCGACGAGGTCGTCGATATCCGTTGAAGTAGAGGTTGAATACTCGACCTCAAGCTGCCCGATTTTCTCGCGCTTCACCGTCGACGTGCCTGTTACGACCGGCGAAAGGCTGCCTGGGTTCGTCAACTCGAGGAATGCGGCCTCATACGAGGCGTTGATAACCGTGACCGGGATTTCGCCCGAGGGGATCGCCTCGCCGTAATAGGTCGTCGCGCCCGTGCGCGGCCAGGCTCGCTCTTGGGCGTACCCGCCGGTCCTTCGCCCGCTGAACTTCGGCTCATACCGATCGATCACCAGAGAACCGCGCTGACGTGCGGCGGTCTTCTGGGCATCGGTCGTGCCATCGGGAAAGACATAGCCGGCCGCCTCAGCGTAGGACGTGAAGCCTGCATTATCGCCGTATCCAGCCATGTCGATCTCCGATGCAAGAGTAGGCCCGGCAGGTTACCGCCGGGCTGATTGTCAGGGCTGCGTTGCCAGCTCTTCGAGAGCCGCGACGATCTCGTCCTTGGTGGACGGGGTCTTGTCGCCGAGCAGCTTCTTGGCAGCCGACTTGAAGGACATGAACTGCACGTTCTGGTCCTTTGCCATTTCGAGCACTTCTAGTGCCGATTTCGGCCCATCCCCGTCCTGGTTGCTTGCAGCCTTGGAGACGCCCTCGATCTTGAGGAAGCGAAGGCGCTTGGCCTTTTCGAGATCGACACCTTCAAGGTCGACGTCGCGGGTCTCACCCGGTGGGATGTAGACCGCCCGCCCCTGCGAGCGGACGCCCTGCAGCGCCTTGCTGTTGTTGGTGACCTTCATGACTGATCCTCCGGTTACGGTGCGGTGATTTCGTCGCCGTAGGCGGCAGCACCGGGCAGACGCCACTCGGTACCGCCGGTACGGGCGATGATGCCGGTCTCGAAGCCCATGATGGACTTCTGGCGCGGCTGGAGGACACGGCGAGGCATCGGCAGGTGGAAGCGGAGAACTTCCGAATCCCGGCGATATACGACCATGCGGCCGCCGCCGTCCTGTGAGGCATTCGCGAGCTCGCGCAGCGGTTGGATGTCGAGCTGCTGGCCGGTTTCCGCCGTGTAGACGTTGTTGCGGCGGATGTATTCCAGGAGCGTCAGGAGGCCGTCACCCTCGCCGAGGCGGCGGGTGGCGATGAGGCGGAACGCTTCGGGCGGCAGGCGCAGCGTGTCCACCCATTCCACTTCCGAGGTGTTCTCGCGAACGCTGGAGATCAGGTCGTTGATGTCCCGGAGGATCTGGTCGTTGGACTTCGCCGACCAGAAGGTCGAAGAGCCCGTGCCATCCGCGGCAACGTCGACACGCGAGACCTGCGGGTCGTTGACGAAGCCGGTCCAGTTCTTCTCGGTCGTGCCGACCATCGCAACCGAGTTGAGCAGGCGCTCGACCTTGTCGGACGCCGACATTGCCTTGGTGCCGTTCAGGTCGATGCCGTAAAGGGCAGCCTGATTGACCTCCTCGAGGTTCCACTCCCAGCCGGAGCCGATCATCGCGAAGTCATGGCTGGCCATATCCTTCGTGGCCTGGTTGAAGGGCATGTCGGTACCGGCGCCGGAGAGGAATTTCGCCTCGCCTGCGGTATCGACAGTGAAGAAGGTCGTCCCGATCGCCCAGGCGTTGCCTTCCGTCACCACGGGCACGTGCGCACCGTAGTTGAAGGTCGGGTAACGCCGCTGGTAGATGCGGGTCTCGATGTTGCGCCCCTGCGCGATGACGAAGGGGAACGCGGCCTGCGCATCAGCGAAGGCCTGACGGATGATCTGGTTCATGGTTCAGGGTTCCTTTCGCGAAGCGTTACGCCTGATGGCGCAAGCCAAGGCTGATCTGGACGATGGCGCCATTGGTGCCCGATGCTTCGAAGAAGGCATCGGGGATTGCGGGGTTGGCGCCCGTGTTGTCCGTGTTCGTGTAGCGGCCGGTTGCGGTCACATAGTAGACCGGGTCACCGGCAGCGACCGTTGCACCCGCAGTGACGTACATTGTGCCCATCGTCATGAAGGCGCCGGTGAAGTACCGGGGATAGGAGTCGGGTACCAGCACATCTGCCGGCACGGCAGGGTTCAGTACGGCGATGCCGATGAACTCGCCACCGGCCGCAAAGGGCACAACCCCGTGGTCAGCGGCCCCGCGCTGAACCGGCTGGCCGAAGCGCACACCGCCGAGGTGCTCGACCGTGCGGCTGATCTTGTTGCACTTCTCCTCGGAAGCGATCTGGCCGTGCAGGCCCTTCGGAGGAGCGTTGGTGTAGGTGGTCTGGTAGGTAGCCATTGAAGCGCCTCCTTAGTTGGCCGCTGCAGAGGTCTTGCCGGCCTTCATGTCGGCGACCATCTGGGAATAGGCGTCGGTCACGCCCTTGTCGGCATCGCTGACCTGCGAAAGGCCCTGCTGAACGACGGTGCGGAAGGGATCCGCGCCGTTCTTGCTGGCATCCTCGACGAGCATGTCGAAGCGGGCGTCGATGTAGGCCTCCGACTTATCGGCGACGGCCGCATCGCCGAGCTTGGCGACGACGACAGCCTTGCGGATGGCAGCATCGGAGAGGCCTTCGGTCTTCACGTCCTTGGCGATCGTGTGCGCCTTGGTGATGAGTTCGGCGCGGGCCTGGACGCGCTTGTCGAGATCGGCGTCAGAAAGAATCTTGCCTTTCAGAGCATCAATCTCGGCGTCCTTCTTCGCCAACTCGGCATCCTTGGCGGCCAGAGCCGTCTGATGTGCCTTCTCGGCATCGGCGAACTTGGTGTTGGCGTCGGCAAGGCGCTGCTGGAGCGTGCCGATCACCGTGGCACCCTGGTCGGTTACTTCAACCGGGATGCCATCGACGGTAACCGTCTTCAGGGTCATGATCTTGTCCTCTTTCGGTTTCTGATCACTGGTGAACGGGGCAGCGCCCCACGACCTCACACCGTCGCCGATGCGAGCTTCTGATCCGGCGCGGCCACGCTGCACGATGGCGACGTGGTTGATCCGGATATCTTTCTGGATGGCGTCGTACTTCTCGCCCGCGGGCGTGGTGCCCGGTTCCCAGGCGAGATCGCAGGTGTAGCCGGCGGAGAGCTCGCGCTTGCCACCCTCGATTTCCCCGATCGTGGCACCGTCCATGACAATGAGCGGCACTCGGACGAATTCGCCGTCGCGGGCGACCTCGTCGCCGATCTGGCCGACGGAAAGCGCTTTCCAATTGTCGGCGGTGACGGCCTCGTCCGGATGGTCGTTTGTCACCGGCTTGTGCGCGTAGCTGCCGAGGCTGGCTTTGTCGAAGACCTGATCCTCCGGCCGGTAGACCTTCACGACCTGCATTTCCGGCTTGCCGACCTCATGACCTGAATAGAGCTGGATGCCGGTGCGCGCCGTGCGAACGTCCGCAACAAGGTAGCCGTCGGCGGTCCGTCGCGTGCCCGCGATCGGTGCATGATCGATGAATTGCATTGAATTCAACCTTATGGCAGGGAGGCGCGGGGACTACGCTTTATGGGGGAAAGATGTCGCGGTTCTGGATCTGGGCAGCCGGTCTGCTGCTATTGTCGATTTGGCTCGTGTGGGTGGGGCAGAGGTGGATCTTCCCCGAGTTGGGGTATCACTGGAATCCAGAAAGGCTTGGCCAGTGGGGTGACACCTTTGGTGCCTTGAATGCGTTATTCGCAGCGGCTGGCTTTTCAGCGGTTCTCATCACGCTATGGTTTCAACAGCGACAGATTGAAAGCGCCCAAAATGAGCAACACAGGCAGCGCTTTGAGAGTTCCTACTTTGAACTCCTACGCCTCCGCCGCGAGGCACGGGATGCTATCAAATTCAGGCACAGTAAAGAGTACAACGAAGCGAAGAAGCTAAGATACGGCCCGCTGATGACCTTCGAAGGCCAGGACGCGTTTCGAGCGGGCATGGTGGAAATCAGGCATTGGCTGCAGGTTTCGGAGTCAAAGGGCGCTGGCAAGACCGAACTGGCTGAACTATATCGCGCAAAAATCCACTCACGGTACGAGAGCAAGCTGGGCCCTTACTTTCGTCTCATGTACACCATACTCCAAAGGATATCAGAAGACCCTGTGCTCTCAGAAGCTGAAAAGATCCGGTATGGGAACCTGCTTAGGAGCCAGATTACAAGTCACGAAGCCGCAATGGCGGGTCTGAATGGTTTGTCGCCGGTCTCAAAAGACTTCTCTAGATTGGTGACCGAGTTTCGTCTCCTGAAATATCTTCCGAATGGGAAAATGCGAAGGACCTTAGAGGCGCACTACCCGCCTGAGGCCTTCAAAGAACGTGACTAATTCCCTGCGTTCGCCATCGCCCGTTCAATCTCAGCTTCACTCGGCTCTTGTTCGGATAGTTTCCCGTACTCCTCAATTGCTGCATCGAGGCCAGGCAGCGAGCCATCTTCGATGAAGGTATTGACGAGAGCATCGGAAACCGCATCGCGCGGGATGATCTCCTGCCCTGGCGTCGTGCCGACCAACTGCCGAGCAGCATCGGCCTTCGTCTTGAAGACATCAGCCTTTTCCTTCTCCGACATGCCCCAGAGCGGCGCCCACTCGTAATAGATGTCAGGGTCCCGTGAGCCGAGCGCGCTCCGGATGATGCACTCGTCGAGTCGCGCCATCGCCGGCGTCATCTCGACAGTCTGCATCGCCTGCAGGCGGTCGTAATAGTTGCGCAGGTCGCTTTCGCCGGTGGCGTTCATGCCAGCCGGAGACTGTCCGAGCAACCGTGTGGCCGGAATATCGGCCGCGCCGGACACGATCTGCAGGAACGACATGAGGACTTCGGGCAGCGTGGCGAAGCTCGCCGTCTTCTGCTCGTATTCCTCTTCCTTGTCGAGGAGGAGGTCGCCGTTGATGCTCTTTGCCGTCGCCGCGAGCGTATAGCGCTCGAGGATCTTGGCGCGGTACTCCGCATTGCCGAGGTTCTGCATGAAGTCGGGGATGCGGATCACGTTGACCTTGGCCTCAAAAACGAGGCTGGCGATGTTCGCCGCGGTACCGTCGGCCTGCTTGATTGCATCTACGACCGACAGGAGCACGCTGTCGCCCCAACCGGCATAGGTGGTCGTTACGATGTCCTCGTCCGGCTGCTGGCTTCCGTTGAAGATGACGAGACGCGACGGGTGAATTTCGACCTGGGCGCCGTCAGCAGAGTTCAACTGATAGATCTTCGGCTTGCCATACCATTCCGACGCCGGATCACGATCGATCTCGCCGGCCGTGAGATGGCGACGGGTCATGACCGTGAGGTATTTCAGTCCGCCCTTCCCGATGCGCTCGACGTCGAGAGGAGCCGTCAGGTCCTGGTCGCCGGTACCGATGACCATGGCAGCGCCGCCCCAGAGTCGCGCTTTGATGCGGGTCTCCAGCAGCTTGCCCATAACGTTCAGCCGCTTCTCTTCGGCCTCGATCGCTTCGATCTGCGGCTTCTTCGCCTGCCAATCGCGCCAAGCGCGGACGCTGTCGAATGCCGGGATATCGACGATCTTCCTGGGGAGCCACGCGCCACGGTAGGCGTTGAGCAGCTCCTCGTCGGTGAGCATCGGCATCGAATAGACGTTAGCCGCGGCCTTGTCCCGGCTGGTGCCCAGGCTGGCGACCATGTTTGTCAGGCTGTCGCGGACGAACGCGATAATGTTGGCCATGTCCGCTCCTAAACGTTCGTCAGCGTGAAGGACGAACCTCCAAGCATCAACTCGGTGAGAGCCCAGACCAGGGCGTCGGCCCGGTCAGGTGAACCCTCTCCGAGGTATCCAGATGGCGTGAAATTGCACATCTGGTCTTCAAGGTCGGGGAAGTCTCCGACGTGATGAACCTTGCCCTGCTCATACAGCGCGCTGATCGGCTCTGCTCGGACCGCTTTGCCTCGGCTGGCGACGACTTCCTTGAAGGGAGCGGTCTTGTCAGCCGTCGAGACGGTGAAGCGCACCATGTCGCCGCCGAAGTTCCGTTCCCCGATGATCCGGTGCGCCTGATGACGATGGTAGAGGTCGACCGCTCGCCTGCCCCACCCTTCTGGTGACAACTGGCAAGTGCCATCCTCAAGAATGTAGCCATGCCCATCGATGCCGAGGCCGGCGACGACGATACCGATATCGTCACCCGCGCCGTCGCCTCTCGTACCGGAGGGGTCAACGGAAACGACGATGCGCCGCATCTCAGGAGTGCTCGCGACACGCAGGCTGTCTATGCCCGGCATCAGCTTCCCGTCGGGCGCCTTGCGATCCTCAAGAGCCCATAGAGCGCCGCTGACTTCGCTCGCCCATTCTCCGGCCTCAAACCGCAACCTCTTCGCTGCGGACATCGAGGCAAGAACCTCGAAATACTCAGGCGGCAGGTTCTCCGAGTTGTCGGCAGGGTTCACCTGCATCTCGGCATAGTCTTCCGGCTTTGCCAGCTTTTCCTTCGTGCCCGGCTTCATCTTCGCCCGGAACATCTGGAAGCTCCAATGGAGCTTAGACGGCGGGTTGCAGTCGAAGTAGGCCTTGAGAGCCAGATACCTTCTGCCTGTCGCTGCCGCTATCGCCGGAGCGAGTTCGCACTTCTGCGCCAAGCGCGACATCGCCGTCTCGACGGATGCCCAGGGGATTTGGCTGCTCTCGTTGAAGTAGAGAGTGGCGTATTCCTGCCCCAGGATCTTCTCGACGCGCTCTTTATCGTCGAGGCCGGCTATCCAGATCTGCGATCCGTTCGGCAGCTCGACGTAAAAGTCGGTCTTGTCAAACCTCACCCGAACCGACGGGAAGCAGAGAGACAGAACCTTTGGCAGGGTATCGGACCAGACCGACGTCTTCGCGTGGTTGAACCGAAACCTGAATATGACGTGCCGCGAACCCGGAGCGTTTATCGCTCGCTGGATCAGCGCCCGACAAAGAATGAACGTCTTTCCGGAACGAGACCCGCCGCGGAGCATGATGTTGCGTGCCGGGCCGGCAAGAAGGCGATTAGCCTCTCGCTGTTTCTCCGTTAATCGAGCTACCTGCATGGGTCACAGTTCGGCGTCCTCTGGCAAGACATTGAGGCTCATGCTCCCGGAGTGCTCGACACGCTCGATGAACATACCGAGGTGCTTGGCAAGCTTCTCCAAGGCGCTGTTCTTGTCCCAGACCTTAATCTTGTGGACGTGCTCGACCTCACCGTCGCCGATGTTGCGGGTCACCACTTCGACCGACGCGACTGCGGCGGCTGTATCGTCATCCCACTCTTCAGGTCGAAGCAGCCTGCCATTCGCATCGAACACGCGGCGAAGATCGGAGAAGCCAATACGAGACAGCTCTTTCAGAACACGCTCGACGGTTGCTTCCGCCTTGAGGGCGCCCTTGCCTTGGATTTCAGCCACGCGCTCCTGAATGCTTTCATTTGCATTCAAACGCGCTGCATTTCCCCGGTTAGGCTTAAACCCCGCAAGCTGATATGCCTCGTCGGCCGTCTTACCTTTGGCGAGTTCCTGCGCGAACTTCTCGTGCCGTGCGTTCTTTAGGACGGGCATCGGTTAACCTTGGGGATCAAACATGGAAGACAAAGACAAACGATCAGATCTGCACCGGGCTAAACTCGGGATGGCTATGGTATCTGCTTGCTTGGTGCAGACGCTGAATGAAACCGACCCGACGTTTCAGCAGCGGTTCCTAAAGCGCATGGAAGCCGCGTATCGCGAACTGAAAGATAACACGGGCGGAGATGTTAAGGAGCAGTTGGAGGCTCTTTCGTGGACGATGGAGTTGCTGACGGGGTGGGACCCCATCGGTGGGCGTCAGGCACCCTTCCTTGCCGACTATGAGCCATGACTTTGATGGTGTCACAATTTCTACCCTCGCCTGAGGGTACAAGTTAAGACATCGGGGAACCGGGCCTTGGGTCCGGCTCCCTATTCAGACATGCGTCGGCTGTCAGGACCAGGCTCGCGCTTTAAAAATCAGCACCCACTGATACGTGCTGCGCTCGATTACCTGGTGGACCTCATATCCTTCTGCTGCCTTCTCGTTAATGAAGGCCTGCATGCTCTTGAGGCCGTCTGGGCCGGTATCGAAGAAGGGCTCAACGAGGTATTCGGGCATCCTCATCTCCTCAAAGCTATGGCCCCGCGATTGCGCTACTGAGCTCTCAGTGGGCTCTATGCCGACGATCTCGTCCTTCAAGCGATAGGAATACACGATGTATTCTTTTGTCCTACCTTGCGCTTCGAATGCTGCTTGGGCGGGCAGGTTGTTGGCGTGCGTCATGCAGTTGATTGAAACGACCTTTCCTTGCTCTTTGGCTTTGTCGCGAAGGGCATAGAAAAGATCCGTGTGGACACCTTTCCGTCGATGCTCGCGCAGCACGTAGGAGAGCGTGATATCCCAGCTCTCCCCGTCGCAGTCGCAGGTGAGGAAGCCGATTGCCTTGCCGTCTTTACCGATGGCTGCCATGCAGGAATCCGTGAAAAGCGGCGGAGTTTGCGGCCCGCGCCCGATCGCGAACCCACTCTCTTCGAGGTAAGTCAATGCCTGCGGCACCAACTCCCACGCTGGTGAATCCGCGTAGTGCTTATAGAAGCGGATGCAGTACGGGCCCTCAGGGGTGGGCTGGTCGTACTGTTGGGAACGGGGGATCTTCACTTGACGCTCCTGAAAAGAAAAAGCCGCCACCGATGGTGAGGGATGACTTGGTTGCGGCGACAAGCTTGGAAACTGTGATCCTCCAGCTTATGAAGATGGCGAGATGCCGGGCTCCTCTACGCCGACTTTTGGAGAGAAGAGCAGCACCCACCGGTGTGCGCTTCCGCGCACTATCTGGCGAGCGAATAACCTTTGCCCTCCCACTCGCTTATGAGCGCATCCCTGCCAGACATACCCGTAGGGCCTGAATCGTATTCGACGACGCGGTAGCACATGGAGACCTCGCGGCAGCACATGGTGACCTGTTTCTGTGGGAGTAGCCCGTTCGGTGCGCTTCTTCGAGCGGTAACGGGACTAGTTACATGGGGAGGCGGCTGGCTGAGCGCTAACCTCTAATCGCCTTTTACAATATCCCACTCGCGCTGGCCATCTTGGCTGAGGCTTTTTCCAACCATGTTAACGTTATCTAATGTGAGGAAGAGCCGGCGTTGCCTTCCTCGTACTCATCTGCGTTCTCATCGCTCTCGTGGTGAGCATCCTGGGGTTCGTCTCAGAGAATGAGGTGCCGCCCGATGTACCGAAAGTGGTTCCTCAGACGCCTCTAAGATGAAACGGGGTGGCCGCTTTGTATGTTGGTTGCAGGCCCGGGAATCGAACCCGGTCTTTCGTGGTTATGAGCCACGCGGCTTACCAGTTGCCCTGCCTGCTGAAAGTGGAACCTCTACTGCCAGTTTAAGCGCTAATGCTGAACGGAACGGCGCGAGAACACGTCCAGTACGGATGTGGATTTCTAATCCGTTCGACTACGCGATTTTGCAGGCGACCACCCTACCGCATAGACGTCGGTCATTGGGTGGTCGCACTTACCCCACTTGGCCAAGCCTGGTCGGCCTCACGCTTGAAGAACAGCAGCCAGTGTGCTCATCTCCTCAAGGGGCGAAACGTGGAACTTACCTCGATCGAACGCCGTTAATTGCGGTCAACTTTGGGAGGAAGCCTTGCCGGACAACAAGAAGGCCAGTCCTGAGGCCTGCCTGAGCAGTGAGGGCCGTTTGAGGGAGCGCATCGGTGGAAAACTCCAGCGCGGACGCCGCTAGCCGTGTAAGAGCAATAATCATCGAGCAGTTGGGCATCGACCCTGCACGGGTTGTGGACGACGCTTCCATTGTAGATGACCTCGGCGCCGACTATCTCGAAGTCGCTCAAATCGTCATGATGATTGAGGACGAGTTCAATATCGAAATTTCAGATGACGTGGGCGAAGCCGTTATCACGGTCGGAGATGTAATTTACGTGGTTATGTCGAAAACCGAGAGCTAGCCGCAGCAGAGGTAAAATGGGCCAGTAGATTTTGGCCGCATTTCTCCTATGCGCCGAATGTGAACTTTCGGCAGCGGTCCGGCGAGTATTCCCTCTCTGTGAGGTCCGCAACTGTGACAACCGCAAATCACTGCAGAAAATCTATACAGCTTGGCGGAGATTTTCAACCTCTACGTCGCTGGTGAGCCCGTTCAATTCACTGATAATTTTCTGTACGCGCTCTTTGATCTGAGGGCTCAGTGAATCTATAACCATCTCGGCTTGATCGACCATCGAGACGCGAGCCTTCCTGCCCTTCGGGAGGATCTTGCGAAGCTGTCCGCGCAGATGGTGGACGCGCTCCTGCCGCCAGTTCTCTCTCCGGCAATGCTGTTCGTAGAGGAAGGCTTGCCGGCGCTCGTGTTCGGCGAAGTAAAGGGACTCGATCGTGGCGTCAGGGAACTCGAGCGGTCCGTAGTTGGCACCGCGAAGGAAGCAAACGACGCCGTCGACGCTCCTCAGCTCCTCGAAATTCAGCCTGGGCAGGTTCACGAAGGCATATCCGACCAGGAAGGGAAACCGCTTCTGGATGATCTCGTTCGTCCTGTGGTGCTTCAACTCCTTGTAGAACGACGGCATGAAGATGTCGAAGCCGTCCTTGCGGCAGTTCCGCTCGATGATCGACTCCATGCGCCGGCTTTCTGGGAGCCGCTCGTCGACGGCCGCCATGCGCTGATAGCCCGGTGCCGTCCGGATTGCGTACCAACGTGATCTGTTCATGCTTTTCCCTCGTTCTTCTTCGGCAATGACCGAGCATGGTGGTTTCGGCAGTAGCGGCCCGTCGTTTCCGCCGCACAGAACAGGTACGGGCCGCCGGTGTTCAGGGGCCAGCAACATTCGCCGGCCGAAAGATGGTGAAGGAGCTTCGCGGATTGGAGCCGATCAGCGTCGTAGGCGGTCGCCGGGATCTCCGGTTCCCGCTTCAGTTCCGGCGCCTGCTTGCGAGGCCGCGCCGTCTTCGCTTGGCCTGGTGCGCGGGTCTTCTTCCCAGCATCCCCTCGCCAGGGGAATAGACCGCGGTTGCGGAAGGCCAGTCCGACAATGACGTTCCTGCTGACGCCAAAGCGCTTGGCGATCTGGGAGGCCGATAGATCATCCCTCCAGAGTTTCGCTGCAGCCTCGATGTCGACGGTACGGTGCTGGATGGTCATGCCGCGCGCTCCTCTTCCGCTGGCGCCGCCGCTTCGAACTCGGCCTTGACCTTCCCGCGATAGGCCATCTGCTCGGAGGTGACCTCGCGGGCATCGGGTAGCTCGAGCATGCGGGCGAGTTCGTCAGCGCGCTCCGGCGATACCGGCGGCGGCTGGACGTTCAGCTTTGTCTGGATCCTGCTGCGGTTGACGCGGACGGCGATCGGCGACCAGACCTCGTCGATTGCCCACAGGTGGACTGTGCCCGCCGGCAGTTCCCGCGATTTGGCGAGCTGCGCGAATTCCAGATGGTCGACGCCTTCGGCAACCCTGACGAAGCCCTTCTCCGCCAACTCGATTGCGCGCTCACGATGGGTGACACGCAGGTCCATGAGGCCATGAGAGCTGGGCAGCGTACGGCTGACGGAGTCCTCGATCGCCCTAAGCGTTTCCTGCTTGCGAATGCGGTCCTCGCGGATGAGACGGCATTCGGCATTGGCCATCGCCGCGAGCTCGGCCGGCAGGGGGATGAAAGCCTTGTTGATGTTCTCGTATTCGCCGCGCTTCAGCTTCACGTAGGCACGGCGCAGCCCATGGACCGGCACGTTGCGGAGGGAGAGGCGGTATTCCTCGACGGGGTTTGCAGCAGTGATCGTTTCGGAGATCCGCATGCCGCCGCTCATGAGGCCTTCGATGCACTGGCCGATTTCGTCGGCACCGGCCGGGGCAAGCTGCTCAGTGAGAGCGGAAATCTCCTGCTGCAAGGTTGACAGTTTGGCCGGCAAATTGTTCATCTGGTTCACCGTAGAGTTCTCGTTTCAGCCTTGCGTGGATGTCGTGATGGCGTTGCATGGAAGGGCTTTGCGGCCGGGGCGGCGATTGCGACTGCTGCAGCGGTCGATCGTCGTATTTGCCTTCGAGGATCGAAACGAAGCTCTTGGGCTGGCAGAGGAAATCGAGATCTGCACGCCATCCCCGGTCGTTCTCGCCCCGGCAGAACCGGCTGCGGCCGATGCGCTCGATGGCGTCGAGGACCGCCGGCAAGCCGTGTTCCTCAATCCGGAGCAGCAGCGAGCGACGGCGGGAGGCCGTGACGGCCCTCGGCACGGAAAGCCCGGACTGACGCGCCATTTCCGAAAACGCCGTGACGACCTGGTCGACCGCCGTGGGGGAAGAGCCCCCTTTAGGGGGCGAAGGGGGTATGGA